GCGACCACTTCCGCATGTATGCGGACACGGCCCAGAAGACCGGCGAGCGCAACGACTACAGCGTGATCCAGCTTTGGGGAAAGATGACCACCGGCGGCGCGGCCCTGATCGACCAGGTGCGCGGCAAGTGGGAAGCGCCGGAGCTGGAAAGCACGGCGCTGTCGTTCTGGGAAAAGCACAAGGGCAAGGTCGTTCGCGGCCTCAAGGTCGAGGACAAGGTGTCCGGAACCGGCCTGATCCAGTCGCTCCGGCGCAAGGGCATCCCGATCGAGCCGATACAGCGCGACCGGGACAAATACACGCGCGGCCTCGATGCGGCGCCGTGGATCGCGACCGGGCAGGTTCATCTGCCGGCCGATGCGCCGTTCACCGAGGCCCTGCGCTACGAGCTTCAAACCTTCGATGGGCTGGGCACCGGATTCGATGACCAGTGCGACCCCCTCATTGATGCAATCGCGGACATGCTGGGCGGCTATGGCGGATACGACATGATCGGAATGCTGTAATGGACAAACCCCGCTACCGACGCGCGGCTGATGGCTCGACGGCCCTGATCCACGACGGGTTCCAGAACGTCGCCGCACGTCTCGGGGCCGGGCAGGGGCGCGACAAGGCCAGCCAATCGACATATCTTTTCTCGCAGTTGACGCCCGACGCGCTCGAGGCGACCTACCGCTCCTCCGCGCTGGCCCGCAAGATCGTGGACATGCCCGCCGAGGATGCCGCCCGAGAATGGCGCGAGTGGCAGGCGAAGGCTGACCAGATCAGCGCGCTCGAGGCCGAGGAAAAGCGCCTCGGGCTGCAGGGCAAGATCATCCACGCCAAGAAGGCGGCCCGGCTCATGGGCGGCGGCGCGATCTACATGCACCTGCCCGGCGACCCGGCGCTGCCGGTCAACCTGAACGCGGTGCGGAAGGGCGGCCTCAAGCACCTGACGATCCTGTCACGCGACGACCTTTACGAGGGCGAGATCGAGACGGACCCGCGTGAGGCGACCTTCGGGCGGCCCCGGCAGTTCCGCCTGCGCACCGCCGCGGCGAACGACGTGCCGATCCACCCCTCGCGGCTTGTGCTGCTCACCGGTGAGGAACTGCCCGTGCGCAGCATGCTCTCCGCCGACACGGTATGGGGCGACAGCGTTCTGCAATCCGTGCGTGACACGCTGCTGCGGCTGGACCTGACCGAGGCCGCCGTTGCGTCGCTGGTGACCGAGGCGAAGATCGACGTGCTGAAGATCAAGGGGTTCGCCCAAGGCCTCCAGTCGCTCGGCAAGCAGTACGAGGATGCCGTTGTAAAGCGCGCGCAACTCACCGCCGGGCTCAAGGGCGTCAACGGCATGTTGATGATCGACGGCGACGACGACTACCAGCAGAAGAGCGCCACCTTCGGCTCCCTGCCCGATGTCCTCGACCGGTTCATGCAGCTTGTCTCCGCTGCCGCCGGCATGCCGGCCACGCTGCTCTTTGGAAAATCCCCGGCTGGCCTCAACAGCACCGGCGATGCCGACGTGCGCGGCTACTACGACCGCGTGAAGGTTGTGCAGACGTTGGAACTCGACCCGGCCATGGAGATCCTTAACGAGGCGCTGATCCGCTCGGCGCTCGGCGGGCGGCCCGAGGAGATCCACTTCAACTGGCGGCCCCTGTGGCAGCCCACGTCGAAGGAAAAGGCCGAGGTCGGCAAGGCCATGGCGGAGACGCTCAAGACGCTGGACGACATGGGCGCGGTGCCGACCGAGGTGCTGGGCCAAACCGCCGTCAATGCGCTGACCGAAGCGGGCGTGTTCCCTGGGATGGAGGCCGCCGCCGACAAGTTCTTCGGCAAGGGCGAGAAGGGCGACGACCCGGACCCCGCCGAGGAAGGTGTGACGGAGCGCTCCGAAGGATGAGCCGCAAAGCCCCCAGCACCACCGGCGACTTCGGCCCGCAACCTGTCGTTCCAGCCGTCCTGATGGACGGATCGGGCAACATGCTGACCATCAAGGACCTCGGCAACGGCGTCTCCGCCCTCGCGGTGCAGATGCTCAGCGGCGAGGAAGCGCAGGCCACGGCAGACGCGACGCTCGCCGCGCTGAAGGCGGTGCTCGACCTGCAGCAACAGATCCTCGCGGCCCTGAAGGCCGGGAACGACATCGCGCAACAGCAACTCGCGGCCACGCAACAGTCAAATGTGCTGCTGGCGGGCAGTCTGAGGGTGAAAATCATATGACCGACCACCGCTTCACAGACGCGCTTGTCCATGACGGGCGCATCCGCATGACCGACGACGGCGCAGTGGTGCAAGCCCGCGTTGCGAAGTCGGCCAATGTGCAAACATATCTTGGCTCCGAGATGGGCCTTGCCGATCGCCAGTTTGTCCGCGTCTACCGGCCCGCCGATGCCGTGTTCGACCGCGCCGCTGTCGAGACCTATGCGCGCAAGCCGATCACGCTGGGCCACCCGGCGGGCGGCGTCTCCGCTGATACGTGGAAGGATCTGGCTGTCGGCGAGATCGACCGCGACGTGATGCGCGACGGCGAGTTCGTCAGCGTCCCGCTGCTGTTCCGCGATGCCAAGGCCATTGCGCTGCTGCAATCCGCTGACGGGCCGCGCGAGCTGTCCATGGGATATGACGCGAAGATCGTGATGCAGGACGGCGTGTCGCCCTCGGGTGAGCCGTTCGATGCCGTCATGTCCGATTTCCGCATGAACCATGTTGCCGTCGTTGCGCAAGCGCGCGGCGGCTCCGAACTCCGCATCGGTGACGGTGCGGCGAAGTGGGGCCTCGCGCCTCTCACCCTGAGCGACAACAAGGAGGACCATATGTCCGACGCTCTGAAAGCGGTGGTGTTGGGCGATGCGGTCGCCCACGTCGCCCCCGCAGATGCCGCCCTCGTCGAGAAGTTCAAGGCCGACATGGCCAAGCAGCTGACCGACGCCGAAACCGCCCACGCCGCCGAACTGGCGACCCGTGATGCCGCTCTCGCCAAGGCGGAAGCCGAGCGTGACGAGGCCAAGGGCAAGATCCTGTCCGACGCCGACCTCGACCAGCGTGTCGCGGCCCGCGCCGACCTGATCGGCAAGGCCCGAGCCATCCACGCCGACCTCAAGCCCGAGGGCCTGTCCGACGCCGCGATCCGCAAGGCCGCTGTCGTCGCCAAGTTGGGCGATGCCGCGATCGAAGGCAAGTCCGAGGCCTATGTGGACGCGCGCTTCGACATCCTCGCCGAGGACGCCGCCAAGACCGATCCCGTCGCCGATGCCCTGCGCACCGGCACCGCCCCGAAGGTCGCCGACGACCGCGCCGCCGCTGAAGCGGCCCGCACGGCTCAACTCAATGCTCTCGGCGATGCCTGGAAGGGCACCGCTGCGGCTCAGCACTAAGGAGGCCCGGACATGGCCGTCGTTCAATCCACCTACGCCAAAGGCTACGAGTCGGGCTTCCCCGGTCAGATCGCCAACGGCGAAACCTCGAACCGCATCAGCCGTACCGTCGAGGATGCTGCCGGTGTCGCGTTCGGCAAGCCCGTGTTTCGCGGCACTGGCGATCATGGCGTCACCGCCACGCCGTCGGCAAACCTCGTGGGCATCACCATCGCCAACTATGCCGCCCCGGCCAATGCCGATGGTGTGCAGGCTGACCTCTACGTCCAGAATTCGACCGCTGGCATCCTGACGCAGGGCGTCATCTGGGTCGTCGCTGGCGAGGCTGTCACCGCTGGCGCCGCCGCTTACGCCACCGCCGCCGGTGCCATCGTCGACACGGCGACCGGCAATACCGCACTCACTGGCTGGGTCTTCGACCACGCCGCCGCCTCCGGTGCCCTCGTGCGCCTGGCGAAGCGCTAAGGAGGCGCTGGACATGAACATGCGACCCAATTTCCACGACGCGCAGACCGCGCTCGGCTTCCTCATGCCCGCGTTCTACAACGTCGAGCGCGAGGTCTACTCCCGCAAGTATCCGAGCTTCGACTATGCCTCGCTCGTGCCGGTCATCACCGAAGGCAACGAGTGGGCCGCCGGGACCGTGTTCCGCAGCTCCGACGCGGCGGGCAAGGCCGAATTCATGTCGGGCAAGGGCTTCGACATGCCCTATGCCGACGTGACCAGCGCCCAGCACACCCACGGCTACGAGCTGGCGGGCATCGGCTACGAGTGGACGCTCGAAGAGATGGAGCGCGCCGCCATGGAGGGCCGTTCGCTCGGCACCGAGAAGGCGGACGCGGCCAAGAAGATCGCCGAAGCCAAGCTCTACAACATCGCCATGACCGGCGATGCGGAGAAGGGCTGGACCGGCCTCGTCAACAGCCCGCTCGTCCCGGCCGCCAACGCGGCGGGCACCGGCACCGGCTCGGCCACCGCATGGTCGACCAAGACGCCCGACAACATCCTCGCGGACATCAACGCGGCGATCACCGGCGTCTACACCACGACCGAGGAAACCGAAGCCGCGAACACGGTGCTCGTGCCGACCGCGCGCTACCAGTACCTCGCCTCGACGCCGCGCTCGGGCAACTCGGACACCTCGATCCTGTCCTACCTGCTGGCGAACAACGCCTACACCGCCGAGACGGGCCAGCCGCTGCTGATCCGTGGCGTCCGGGCGCTGAACACGGCCGGGCAGGGCGGCTCGGCCCGGATGGCGGTCTATCGCCGTGCGCCGGATGTGGTTCGGTTTCATTTGCCGATGCCACATAAATTCCTCGCGCCGTTCCAGAAAAGCTCGATGACTTATGAGGTCGCGGGGATTTTCCGGACGGGCGGAATTGAGTTCCGGCTCCCGAAAGCCGTTTCCTATGTAGACGGGATCTAGTAGGATAAATTCAGAAAGGCGGTGAAATGATGCCTAGCTGTTTTCGAGAAGAAGCAATGTCCGTCCTTCGGTACGATCCGGAGGGTGGGCATTTTTACTGGAAGGTTCCGCGTGGACCTCGAAGCGCCAACGCTATTGCCGGAACGGAAAAGGACGGATACGTCAAGATCAATATCCTAAGGCGGCAGTGCAAGGCGCACAGGCTTGCATGGCTTTTCCAGACTGGGGACTGGCCTCCCAAGGGGTTTGTCATAGACCACGTCAACCGGAATAGGTCTGATAATAGATGGTCAAATCTCAGGCTTGCCAGCTTAGCCCAGAATGGAACGAATTCCGGAATCAGGTCGGACAATACGACTGGTCATGTTGGCGTATATCGTCATAGCCCGGACAACGATTGGTGGCAGGCAAAGTTGTCGGTGAACGGGAAGAACGTTCATGTCGGAACTTACCCAAATCGCGAATTGGCGATTGCCGCAAGAATTGAAGCGGCCAACAGAATTTATGGGGCTTTCAGCCCGCACTTGAAGGATTCT